ACAAAGGAACAGATGCTGACGGCAATGCTGGAGCAAAGTCCCTTGGAGAACTAGGCAAAAAGTACGGATTTTCCGTTAAGTAAATTTAATTTCTAGGTTTAAAAACCCTAGCAGTACCTCTACCGCCCCTACCGGTATCAATTTTCCGGTGGGCGTTAGAGTGTGCTGTTATTCTCCCGCCTACAAAACCTTGAGGCGGTTTTATTAGGAGAGCTGTAAGTGCATGAACTAGAGCGTCGACTCGGTCGGGAGATTTCCCTTCTCCTGGAATCCATGAGGTCATTTGATCCTCAAGCTCAGCAAGGAAACCAACGTGGTGAACGCGCCCCTGCTCGTAAGCCAAAACTGTTGGCTCTGCTCGCAAAGCCTTTCCGTGCTTTGAGTGGACTTCTAAAACCTTAACATTTGGGTCAATAGCATTAATTGCATTACGCACTAATGCTCCACCTTGGTTTACTTCAGCGATAACTGGACACATCCACTTACGCGCCATCTCTACAACTTTATTAGCCCATATTTCAGGCGATCCGTGGATAGAAGCATCTTCAAGAATCCAGGCTTCTCTTTTATACAAGTCTCTGTCAGAGGTTGAAGCGCATACAACAATACCGCACTCATCTCTTGGGTTTTCTGCAACAGATGGATCTACGCCAATACAACGAAGCGGAGTTCCAATTGGAAACGCTGCATGACGGTTACGCTCAATCATTTCAATAGTCCAAAGAGCGCCGTCAATGTCATCAAGCATTTCGCCGTAAAGTTCCTGAGCGGCTAAACGTGTTCCCTCATAAACTCCCATAATTGCTTCCATATATGCAGAAGATAAGTTTCCTGAGTTATCCATAGTGCTTCCGCGTGTGATAACTACGTTTCCGCTTTTCTTTGATTCTTCTATAAGTTGATATAAAAGTGCTACTCGCTTAGGTGTAGTTGTTACCATAATTTTTGGACGATCACCGAGGCGAGTTCCAACTCGTAAGTTGTCAAAAGCAGTCATACCAGCAGCGTCTGGAGTCTGTCGCCAAGCCGCTACTTCATCTCCCCATGCATGAGTAAACTGCGGACCACGGAGTGAGTCAGGTTCGTCAGCAGTAAAACAGGTTGCTGTGTTTCCATTAGCCCAAGTTAAACGACGCTTAGATGGTTCATAGTGTGGTTTTTCGCTTGGTGGTGAAACATTGATAATTCCTGATTCACCTTCGACAATAACGTCACGCACGTCAGCAGCGGTACGAGCAACTAAGGCAAAACGAAGTTGTCCCTTGTTTGTGTGCTTTGCTTCTTCACGAACCCACTCGGCTGCTGTTCTAGTTTTCCCAGCACCACGACCTGCGATGTATGCCCAAATATTCCAATCACCCTCTGGTGCTTGCTGTTCAGGTCTGCCCCAGGCTTTCCAGTCCCAAAGTAGGGTGTCCATATCCATGTCGGAAAGGACAGCATTTCTTTGTTCTTCTGGGAGCATTGCAATTTGCTCCATTAAACTTTTAGCCATGTGTCCTCTTCAAAAACAAACTGCCCCCACGCAGAGTAGCGAGAGGGCAGTTAATTCTGTTTATTAAGCGTTACGCTTCATACTACTCTGTACTCCATAGTATAACGGAGCAGCAGAGCTTAAACCTAGTTCCCGCGCCAAGAAAGACATAGAAACACCAATTTTGTATTCCTCTGCTAATTGGTCGTGGTACTGATCAATTCCTACTTCTTTAGCCTTTTTTACTCGTTCTACGGCTTCAGAGTTTTGTTGGTGTGTAGCGCGTGTTTTAGATTTAATACTTGATACATCTACATTTTGCATAACAATCCGGCGACGTATTCCTGGGTAAGCCACATTTAAGGAGTCTGCTAATTTGGGCAAACTTCCACCCTTGCTTTGAAATTCAACAAGCAATTGCGTGTATTTACGACTGGCTTGGTGTTCAGGACTTAACTGATTGCGTGACCCGTAGGCTTTTTTTGCTAATGGAAGTATTGGTTTAATTCTGTCTGTGTATTCAACTACCAGATCATTCATGTCTTTTTTCTCCGTTTTTTGTCATTAGCATGTGTCATAGATTTATCTTACTTATTATGTATTTTTTATGCAAATGGGCATAGGAGACCCCATTAAGAACTAAAAAAACATTAAATACACCTTGTAAAGGCTATTTATCGTCTGAATCTTCATCTCTGTGGATAATTTCCAGATCTAGAGGTCCTCTAGCTTTCATAGAAACTAGCCAAATGATTAGCGCAATAATGATAGCGTAGCCAACTATTGTTCTGGCACTACCAGTAAGAACGCACCAGGCAACAAACATACCTAAAAGAGTCCAAGTTTGGTTTAGAGACTCAACAAAGGCATCTTTTACCCATGCGAATAGTGATTTCATATTATTTCCTTGCTAGTGTTAATGCTGAGGTTCCAGCGATTACTTGGGCTACAACAACTGCCGAAACAGTTACTGCTTGTGCTTCTTTACGAGTTGCTGCTGTCATGTCAGCACCAACATTTGCTATAGCTTTAACAGCCTTACCTGGGTCTGTAAATACTGTTGCAAGAAGTTCTGATGGATCTTCAAATATCTCAATTGCATCAGCAATTTCAGCAGTAATTACAACTCCGTTATCTAAAGTAATTGGCTGTTCTGCTGGAAGGTCTTCGTAGTCCAAACCAGATGCTTCAAATACATCAGCAGGAATGGCTGTGTCCTCGTAAGCAGAGACAAGAACATCAGAGATTAATTCTTTCTCTTCCTGAGAAAGTGTTCCGTCAGACTGTAGATTATCTAAAAGATCAGTAACTTCAGAAGTGTCTAGGTCTCCATCAGAAAGTAAGTTATCAATTACAGCCTGTGTTTCTGCTTCAGTAATAACTCCATCTTCTGAAGCATTATCTACAACTTCTTCAATAGGCTCTATAATTGGTTCAGGTTCTATAGTTGTTTCAGGAGTTGGTTCAGGTGAAGGTTCTAGATTTTCTGGGGCAGTTGTGGGTGAAGGCTCTACTGGTGTTGGAGGATCTGGAGTCTCACTCGGAGTCGGAGTCGGACTAGGTTCTGGTGAAGAAGAAGGTTCTGTTGGTTCTGGTGTCGGTGTCTCTGATGGTGACGGCTCAGGCGTTACTGTTGGCTCTGGGGTGGGTGTTGGTGTTGGTTCTGGTGTCGGGGTGGGAGTAGGCGCAATTGAAATATTGTTCAATGAGTAAAATGAACCTTGATTTATATTAAGAGTAGTTTCACTTGTTTGAACGTTCTGTGTTTCGTTCCATTGAGACCATACAATCCAAACACCAGACTCATCCCAGCTATTGTCTCTAACGGTTGCGCCTTTTTGAGTACGTTGTCCATTATTATAAGAATCATCTAAAATAATTGCGTAACTGTTGTTTGTAAAGGTGTTACCTTTAATTAGACGGTTATTGTTTTCAATTGATGAGTTGTCAAAGAATGTTGACCACGAAGTTGGAATCCAAGAAAAAGTTTGTATAGCAACGCTATTTCCATTAAATGTTGAGTTAAGCACAGAATGCTTGTTAATTCCTCGTGCGCTAATAGCAGTTCCATTATTATTAAATGTTGAATTACTTACAAGCACGGTGCGTTCTACGCCTATAGCAGTTCCGTTATTTTCAAAGGTTGAACCTGTTACATATATTCTGTTGTTGTAGCCAGAATCATCCGTAGAAAACATATTTGGAGTTGATCCCCAATCAGAAGCAATGGCAGTTCCGTTATTTCTAAAGATTGTATTATTTATGTATGTGACAGTTGTTCCACCATTTTTGCTGAAAAATGCTCGTCCAGCATCGTGAAAATAAGAACTGTTGATTGTAAGAGTTCCTCTTTCATTTTCTACATATGTAGAACTGAACTCTAAATCATTAATAGTCAAGTTTGAATTAGTAGGTACATAAATTCTGTAGTTACCAGATAAAGATATTTTATCTTGTCCATTAATTACTAGCTGTCCTACAATACTAGGTAAATTAGACGTAAGAAATATGGTTCCCTCTACAGCAAAATTTATCTGATCATAAGTTCCATTAGATATAGAATTTGCTTGAGTTATAGCCCATCTAAACGTTCCTTCTGAATCGTCATCTGCAAGACTATTTACCACCAATGTTGTTGGTTGAGGGGGGCATTGCTCATTCCAGTTAACTTCAGATCCGTCCCAGCACTCTATTGGTGGTGGCATTTGAGGACAAGTTTGATTCCAAGAAATAACAGAACCATCCCAACAAGTAATTGGCGGTGGTGTTGGAGTACATTCTGATTGGTAGTGAACTACAGAACCGTCCCAACAAATTACTTGAGGCTCTATGGGACAGGTTTGATTTCCAGGAATTACCGAACCATCCCAGCAAGTTATTGGTGGTGGTTGGGGTGGGCAGGTTTGACTCCAAGCAACCCAAGTTCCGTCCCAGCACTGTGTATCAGGTGGAATTGGAGGGCAAGTTTCGTTGTACGCAACTGTTGATCCGTCCCAGCATTGACCGGGTGGTGGTTCTGCAGGACAGGTTCCAGACATTGGAATGATTGTTCCATCCCAACAAGTCTGCATTTCGACTGGACGACCACCGTTAATGGTGAACGCCTCTGAGATTTGGACCACCTCTTCATTTGATTGGAAACGGATACCTCGTCGTAAATCTGCTGGAAGCCAGCCTGTTGTCTCAACGATGCCAGACCAAGTAGGTAGGCGAGAAGTGTCAACAGTCAGTTTAATTGTTGTAAAGTCACCAGAGCTTTGAGGAAATGGTCTTACTTTCCATTCCACACAGAAGCCTGTGTTTGTAACGCCATAACTTAAATGTCCACCACTCCAAGTAACCCAGTCCCAACCCGCAAGGGAGATTGATGGGGTGTATGGGTAAGAACTAAATGTGGCATCAGGTGTACCGAAAGTGAGAGTTCCATTAGTGGTTACATACGTTGTGTTGTATGTGGTGTCACCGAGAGGAAGATTGTATGGGAGCGCCATTTGGTGAGCAACGTCATCTTCTTCTCCCCAAGAATATTGGTTACAAGGCTGCTCTGCAATAACAGCGCTTGCTGGAGAGGATGGCATTACTAAGGCAAAAACGGCAACATAAAAAAATGCAGCAAGGACTCTTAGAGTCTTAAACAAGTTAACCCCTCCAGCAAGGGCAGTATTAATTAAATTCGTGTGTCAGCGAACTTCCTTTTATATTTTACAAGGTTTTTATATACGCTAAATAAGAATTACGTACTGTAGCTGGATACCACTTCTCTCCACCGTGTGCAGTTGATACGTTTTCTGCATTAAGTGCATTAGCAATTAACTGATACGAAAGTCCTAAATTTCTTTCTCTATAAATACGTTCTCTAATTTCTTGTTCAATATCTGGAGTTGGTCCTAGATCTACACCCCAAACTTTTCCGTTTGAGCGACGATCTCTATGAACATCTTTTTGACGTTCAGAAATCATTCCTCTTTCCATTTCCGCCATTGCTGCCATAATTGTGACCACAAACCTTCCTTGATGAGTAGCAGTATCCAACCCAAGGTCAAGCAAAGCCAAGCGCCAACCGTACTTGTGAGAACGGTCCACAATACTGAGGAAGTCTTTGGTTGAGCGAGCCAATCTATCAAGACGGGTAACATATAAAGCACTAGCCTTTCCAGTATCTAGGTCATCAAGAGCATTACGAAGCACGGGGCGACCCTGAATACTTTTACCTGAGCGACCCTCTTCTCTTAAAACCATTGGCTCATAGTCCGCTGCAAGGGCTGCGTATTCCATTTGCTTTACCTGAGCGTCAAGACTCATTCCGTCCTGTGCTTGCATCTGGGTAGATACACGGGCATAGAGATATGCAATTCCGTTAGACATATACAGTTCTTTCAATACCTGCGGAAGAAATTAGTTTTGAGCATCCGGGACAAGGTTGACCAGTTATGTAAAGAGTTGCTCCTAAAAGGTCGCTCCAGGAAGCCCGTAGAAGCGCGTTTGCTTCTGCATGGGTACTCCAACATAGGTCATATTGACCTTTTGAGTGTTCTGAAGTTGCATCTAAAGCTCGTGGGCATTGTCCAGTTGAACCGCAAGAACGTTCGTCACCTGCTGGTGTTCCGTTGTATCCAGTAGAAACAATCTTGTGATCTTTAACAACTACCGCTCCGTGTTGCGCACGAACGCAGTCACCTCGCGCAGAAACTGCTTTAGCGATATTTAAGTAGTAATCATCCCAACTTGGTCTATTCATAGCGGTCTCATAACAACTAATGCGCTTGGAAATGGAGCAGCGTTTTTAGCCTGACCAAACTTTAGCCGTCCTCGTATAAAACGTACTTCGTGATGAATTACACTCTCATGCCACCAAGCCGTATCTGTACGAGAAGGAACAAGACAGACAACAGTAGCGCCACGCTTAGACTCTAAATCAGCCTTAGCCATCCACTCTTTAATAGTTTTTCCATATGGAGGATTAAGCCACACAGCCCCGTTCCCGGCTTCTTTTGACCAATCATGCTCAAAAGCATCTTGTCTATCTGGGTTGTCGTGGTCAGGACCAAACCATTTGTCGCAGAGGGCAGAACTTTTAAGAGCAGCAGCGTCAAGCGTGAAATTAAACTCCAATGCGCACTTATCAAAAAATGCACGTGGTGTTGACCACGTATCGTCCAAAGATGACATAGCAGTAGAGCTAGAGTAAAAACCAGTACTTGGTTCGTAGGTCATTTACTCTCCGCTGCTTTAATCCTTGCTTCGGCAATTTTGATGTACTCAGGGTTTTGCTCAACGCCAATAAAGTTAAATCCCTCAAGAGTCGCTGCTTTTCCTGTTGAGCCTGAGCCAGTGAATGGATCAAGAACAGTTCCGTTAGGTGGAGTAACCATACGAACTAGGTAACGCATTAAATCTGTCGGCTTTACAGTTGGGTGGTGGTTTGCTTGTTTAGCAACTCCTTTTTCAACAAAAGTTCCCATACCGGTTTCGGTTCTGTCGTCTGGACGCTTTTCCTCAAACCCATCTAAACCTTCATTACGATCACGCTTGGAAGTCTTGGCGCAATAGAAGTAACGGGCAGCCGAACCGCTATCACCAAAACCAGGGTCACCTGCTTCGTATTGACCAGCAGGGACAATGTTCACTCCGCTAGTGTCTTTCTTTCCAATACGACCACCAGTTGATTTACCAGTGTCAGGGAATAGTTCAACAACTTCGTCTGAACCGTCGTGGATGAAGTTTGCAGGGTATCTTCCTGAGACAGTAACTTCAATCTCTTTTGGAACCCAGTTGTCATCTCGGAAAGTCCCAACCTCTGGTTGGTTTGCACTCATTCCACCGTAAGTTCTTACTTCGTCACCAATGCGTGATCCGTCAATATTAATAGCACCAGTGCCGTGAGCAAGAACGTTCTTGGCAACAGTCTTTTCAGACAGAGGCTTACGAGCCATAACAATAGGTTCGTGTGCTGGTTTTAAGGCTGTTCCCCAACCTTTCCACTTCTTTGCTTCCTCAGTGGATTCGCCTGTTTGGACTAGTTGGTTAAGAGTAGTGTTATAGCCGTCGTCAGTTGAGTTCATGAAGCCAACGCCACTTGCTGGCTTAGCCTCAAACTCAACCCCAGCCATTTTGTCTAAGGCTTTGGCAACATCTAAAGACTTAGGGAACCCTGACCCATATACCCACATAATCTGGTCACGGATCTCAAAACCTGCATCCTCAATGGCGCAAGCCATACGGTGATAAGTCCGGGAGCCGCCAAAAGATAATAAATGACCGCCAGGCTTTAGAACGCGAAAAACTTCTTTCCACATATCTACGTTATAGGCAATACCGCTTGAGTCCCAAGACTTGCCCATAAAGCCAAGTTCATAGGGTGGGTCGGTGACGACAGAGTCTACAGAGTTGTCAGGCAGACTTTTTAACTCTTCCTCGCAATTTCCAAGAATAACTTTGTGTGTCATTACTCTACGGACTTTAACCCTGTTACAGGACAAGTCTCTTCTGACTCTTTATTCTTGTTCTTTTTGAAAATAGCATTACGAAAAGCTCGTAAGATTTCAAACAAGAAAACTACGCCAATGAGGGCAACTAGGAGAACTAGTCCCCAGCCGAGAACCCATAGGAAAAGTTCTGCCAGTAAATAAAAAGGTTGTTTCCAGTCAAGTTCCACTATTTAAAGCCCTTTCTAGAGGTATAAAACGTATAGACTTAAACTTAAGTGTATACGATAATTATGTCTTTTAGAGGGCAAAACGCCGATATCTAGCCTGTGGATAACTTTTATTTTACGGATACTTGTATATACCTTTTTAGATCTTTCTCTTCATATGCTTTATCAAGATCCATAATAAATTCATCTATTGCAAGTTTCTCTAACTCTTTATCAGTAAAAACTCCTTCGACTCCGTCGCACAAGTAGTTTTCTGAAAAACCTGTTTCAATAGTTACAGTTACTCTTTTTCCCATTTTTCTATCCTTTCGTTGTTAGGCTCACTTTACAGGTTATGTTGCGCCTGTCAAGCCTTGAAAGGTGTGTTTTGGCTTATTTTCCAGATGCAAGCCGGCGCTGGCGTAGGAGCGCGAAATCCTTAACTTTGGTGTCGCCCATGTAGCCCCAAGCGTAGCCATCAGCAATTAGAGCCTCATTGACGGACTTCTCTGCCCCGTCTAGGAATAGCCAGCCAAGGATACGTCCGTACTTCTCTGAGGAGTCTGGCTTCTCTGTCCGGATAACAACTGTGTTGGCGCTGGAGATAAGTTGCTTGAGGCGATCTTTGACCTCTAAGCCAAGCACCTTCTCCTCTTTGTCGGTGGTGCGGGATTCTGGGGTATCAATACCAGCTAGGCGCACTCTCTGGGTGTAGGAGATATCAAACCCCAAATCAATGTCAACATCGATGGTGTCGCCGTCTACAACTTTTAGGACTTTCTTTACGCGGTATTCATACATAGTTCTATTATTTCATAGAAGTCAAAAACCGATTTTTCAGGCCTCAGTGGTTTATATCGTTAGAGAACGAAATCCACTCTTTTAGTCTTTCTTCGTGGGAGTAGGTTTTGTTGGTTATGGCTGCTTGAGTTAGGTAGTCAAAAGTTCCAGACCTGAGTGTGTCTATGGCTTTTTCAATTTCTTTTGCAAGAGCCTGTGCTTCTTGTTCTGAGTTTACGTTGAATGGATAAATCTTTGTCAGTCCTATGCCAGTTTCGGGTAAGGCTCCGTAACTGTTAGTTATGCAATAGAGACCAGCACTCATGGCTTCCATTAAAGAAATACAAGAAACCTCTTCAAAAGTTGATGGATAAGCAAAGATATGCGCTTCTTTTAGAAAGTCTCTCACTTCCTGGTTTGAAGTTCTGCCTCGTAAAACAACTCTGCTGTCTTTGCTACACAGTTCTTTTATGGAGTTTTCTAACTCTAGGTCTAGTCCCCAAGCTTTGTTGATGTCTAGATTTCCAAAAACGTGGAGTTCAATGTCTTGGTGGTGTTTTAAAAGACTTAATGCCATCACTAACCGGTCTAGTCCTCTGTATGGCTCGCATTGAAAAACCATTTTAATCTTGTTTGAATAATCTTTAGAAGTTATTTCTATAGGCTCTATGGAGTTCTTTATTACATAACAACTACTAGTCTCCATTTGAGGATGACTTTCAAAAAATCTTTGGTATTGATAGTAAGAAATAAAAATAGAGTAGTTTATAAATTCAGGGACCTCAAGGAATTCAAAGTCCCCCTGAGAGTGACTTAAATGTATGTAGGAAATGTTTTTCTCTTTTTGATCTACATTCCATTTGCCGGGAGATAAAAGCCAATTCCAGTTCTTTAGTTCTGGAGCTTGTGGAAATACCCTATCTTTTAGGTTTAACAACATTAACTCTGTTCCACCAATATAGGAGTTATTTATTTCAGGAAAAATCATAATGATCTTTTATATAACTTTCAAAAGTAAGAATCTGTTTTTTACCGTGACCAACAATTACTTTTAGTGTCCCATATACTTTGTGTCCCTTTTTCTTTAGGATACTAAAAAAGTAATGATCTTCTCCAGAAAAAGATCCGTCTACTAAAGCTTCTGCGCACCAAAAAGGTTCTCCATCTAATCCAACCTCTTTTGTATCCTCTAAAACACTTCTATGTATTAAAAGTGCTCCTAGCCCAGCCCAATCAATTTCAATAATTTCTTTATCTTGATTTTCTACTACGTCAACAAAAACACTTTCTTTTTTGCCATTTCGTTGTTCATACTTATATATTGATGGCTGTACGTGGGGGCATCCTTTACTACAGTTAAGATTTATAAAATATGTACCACTAAGAACTTTTACTTCGTTTTTTGTGGCAATGTCGTATAGTTCGTATATTTTATCTGCTGTCCATAAAGTATCAGCGTCAACCATTAAAAGCCAAGGTGATGTTGAAATATCTAAAAAA